GGACAAGACAACTTGTATCCTGAACTCTTAAACCAAATGTACTACAGCTCGCCTCTTCATGGTGCCATTGTAGACTTTAAGACCAACGCTGTAATTGGTGGAGGCTTTAACCTTTCAACTGACAAGCTAACACCACAAGAGAAGCTAGAGATGTTTAGCTTTGAGAAAAAGATTAACCTAAAGCATACTGTTAAAGCTGTAACCAAACAATTGGTTTTGCACAATCGTGTGTACTTCAAACTATATTTTGGTGAGAAAAGAAAGCTAGTTAAAATTGAGAATGTATCACCTGAGAAAGTAAGAATTTCAGCAGACAGAAGGTGGTACTATATCTCTGATGATTGGAGTACCAGGATAGAAACGCAACAAGTAAGACCGTACCACATTACTTGTACAGATGAATGTCAACTTTACTCATACGAGGTCAAGTCAGTAGGTCAAGATTACTATGCACTACCTACCTACACAAGTGCTTTGAACTTTGCTTTCCTTAGTGGTGAGCTATCATACTTCGCTAAGAGCAACATCCAAAACAGTGTGTTCCCTTCATTCGCTATGATGTTCCCTAAACGACCACAGTCTGAGGAGGAAAAACACATGATTAAGGAAACGATTGACCGTCTTAAAGGTGCAGCCAACGCAGGTAAAGCTGTTGCATTCTTTGCCAACTCAGCAGACCAACTTCCAAAGATTGAAAGCCTACCTACAAATGGAAATGATAAGATGTTCCATGAGGCATCTGCTTTGAATACTGAGCAGATTTGTTTCTCACATACAATAGACCCTATCCTTATGGGTATTCGTACCACAGGTAGCCTAGGAGGTGGTGCAGATATTAAGCAAGCATATGTCATCTTTGAGAAAAACGTAGTGATGGAGCTACGTCAACAAGTGGTATCTATCTTTAATGAGATACTGACCATTGCTCGCATCCCTGCAGAGTTTACTATCAATAACTTCCAAATCATTAATGAGACCATCGTGGAACTTGAAGGAGATAGCTCTAAAACAAATGATGCATTGAACTCATTGAGTCCATTGGTAGCGACAAAGGTACTTGAGACTATGACTATCAACGAAATTAGGGCCTTAGCTTCTTTAACTCCTGTAGATGGGGGAGATGTTACACAAGCAACTGCAACTGCAGCAGCACAAACACCTACAATCTAATGCTTTACTTTATCACTGAGGCATACCTCAAAACAAACACACCCATTACAGCCAATGTGGATGTTAATGACGTAACTCCATACATTGCTACTCAATCGGCATTAAGAATACAGCCAATCTTAGGCACTACGTTCTACAATTACATGTTGACTCAGTACAATGCTCAGCTATTAACACCTGATGAGATTGACCTGGTAGAGTTCATTCAGCCTGTCATTGCATGGAGAAGTGCAGAGGATGCAGTATTTGGATTGACGTACCAATTAAAGAACAAAGGTTTGCAGACTCAAAATGGTGACTACTCAGCAAGCGTATCACGCTCAGAAGTGGCCTTTGGGATGGAGCACTATGCACAAAAAGCTAGTTTCTTTGAGCAACGTCTTATCAGATGGCTACTTGCTAACCGTAATTTATTCCCTATCTTCATCAGTGCTACCAATACTGACACCGATTTAAGACCAATGTTTAACCACTGCTCTTGTATCTCTCAATTTCAGACCACTTGCACAGGGCTTTGTGGTAACTTCCTTGAGAATGGGTACAATAACAACATCCTAATCTTGTAATGAAGGCACAGCTCACTATCTTACTAGGAAGTATGCAGTCTAATTGGATAAAGTTAGTGGCTACTGTATGCACTTTCCTGATGCCAATCTCAGGCTTATTGTTTTTGGTAGGTTTTGTGATCCTGTTAGATACTATAACAGGTGTTTGGAAGTCAGTAAAAAACAAAGTCAAGATAACTAGCAGAGGACTCAGCGCAATCATCAGCAAGATGTTGCTATATGAGATAACTGTTATTCTATTCTACATGATTGACCACTTCATTCTTAACAATATCATCCTTCAATTCTTTTCAGTGCCATTGCTTCTCACTAAAGTACTTGCATTGATACTTGTATCCATTGAAGTCATGAGCATTAACGAAAACTACAAAGCAGTTAAAGGACTTGACCTATGGCAAGCAATGAAAAACCTTTTTGCAAGGGCTAAAGACATAAAAAAAGAGGTGGATGAAATTAGACATAAGCAAGATAACGCAGGTTCGGTTGGATAGTGACCAATACTTTGCAGAAGAAAATCCAAAATCCCAAATTTATTTACACCACACAGCAGGCTCAGGAGACGCTAAAGGTGTCTCACGTTATTGGAACACCAATGATACGAGAATAGCTACTGCATTTATCATAGGTGCCAATGGTGAGATAGTGCAATGCTTCTCATCCAAACATTGGGCTTGGCATCTAGGCATTGATTCGGCAGATTTCGCTGTTAAGAAACTACCTTACCGCAACCTTAACAAGTTATCTGTAGGTATTGAGATATGTAATTGGGGTCCATTAAAGCAAAAGAATGGTGCTTACTATACATACGTTAATTCTCAGGTAAAGAAAGAGATGGTAACTATCCTTGACAAACCATTTAAAGGGCATACAGCGTGGTATAGGTACACTGATGAGCAGATTGAAAGCACTCGCCAACTGCTTGTATATTTATGCGAAACATATAACATCCCTAAGGCATACCGGTCAGAGATATTCAACATTGATATAAAAGCCTTTGAAGGCACACCTGGTATTTACACCCACAACTCAGTAAGAAAGGACAAATCAGATATATACCCATGCCCTCGCATGATCACAATGTTACAAAACCTATGAAATACCTTCTACCACTTCTGCTAGTATTGCTCGCCTGCTCACCTGCTAAGCGTGCTCAGTACCATTACAACAAGGCCTTAAAGAATGGCCTTAAAGTTATTCAGGATAGTGATACCATTCGCATAACTACATTAGACAGCATCCCAGTGATTGTGAATGATACTATTGTATGGGAAAAATTCTACACTACTAAGGACACTGTCATTAAATTCAACAACATCTATGTGCCAAAGACTAGGTTTCAAACAAGAATAGAGTACAAAGAAAGGGTCAAAACTATTAAGATACAAGGGCAAACCAAGTGGAAAACTGCTAAGGCTACGCAGATAGTAAAATATAGAATTAATTGGTGGATAGTGTTAATATCATTTATTCTTGGTATCTTGGTGCGCTTCTTAGTGCAGAAAGGTATCATTGATAGAATAGTATTAGCATACAAAAGCCTATGAGAAAAAGACTTTTTTACGACATTGAGACCTCTTTTAATGTAGGTATCTTTTGGAGATCCGGTTACAACCTAACCATTAACCCAGGTGACATCATCCATGAACGTGCAATCATCTGCATCTGCTACAAATGGGAGGGGGAAGATGAAATCCACAGCCTTACATGGTCCAAATCTCAAAGCGACAAGGACATGATTAAAAAATTCATTAAAGTACTTCACCAAGCTGATGAGATTGTTGCTCACAATGGGGATAGATTCGACCTTAAATGGATACGCACAAGGGCTATAATACATGGTATTGATGTTATGCCATCACCCAAGACCATAGACACCCTTAAATGGGCTAAAAGGTACTTTAATTTTAATAGCAACAAACTAGACTATATAGCAAAGTTTCTTAATGTTGGTGCCAAAATGGAAACAGGAGGCATGGACCTTTGGAAGGATATAGTTTTTAGGAAAGACCAGGTAGCATTAGATAAGATGGTGGCTTATTGTAAGATGGATGTAGAGGTCCTAGAGGCAGTCTTTAAGAAACTAACTTCCTATACCACACCTCAGCACAATTATGCTGTTCAGCACAGTGGAGATAAATTCGAGTGCCCTGAATGTTCAGGTACCAACCAAAAGTACAATAAGAAAGTAGTAACCGCATCGGGTACTGTCCACCATTGGCTAAAATGTCGTGATTGTGGTAAGCACAATAAAGTAAACCATCTTGTTTACACCAAATATCAAGAGTTCATCTACCGTAGAAAGTTCCTTAACAGGTAATACCCTTATTTTTGCGGTGATTATTTAAGGTTATCCCCTTATTTCTTATTTAGAATCATTCTAAATT